CAGGTATAGATTTATTACCAGCCGATAATAGAGAAAAGGATTTACCTTATTGTTTAGAGGTTAATTCAAATCCTGGCTTACAAGGTATTGAAAGATACGTTGGCGGTATTACAAAACAATTTATAAACATGTTTAAGGATAAGGACATTTGGTAGATGAATATCATTTTATTATAAATAAAAGTATGAATATTCTTATTATGAGACATATTAACTAACTCAACAAAGAGGACAAAGCGATGGCATTTCAAGTATCACCAGGCGTTCAGGTCAATGAGATCGACGCTACGAATGTAGTCCCAGCAGTATCAACCAGCATTGGTGGATTTGCAGGAGCATTCAACTGGGGTCCTGTAGACCAAGTGATTACAGTAGGTTCAGAAAACGAACTTGCTTCAACATTTGGCGCTCCAGACGATTCCACAGCTAAATACTTCTTAGTAGCAGCATCTTTTCTTAAGTATGGCAATGCTCTAAAAGTAGTTCGAGTAGCTTCCGGTCATTTAAACGCGACCGCGCAAGGTACAGGACAGCTGATAAAAAATGATGAAGATTATGTGAATAATTACGCTGACGGAAGTCTAGCCTTTGGTAATTGGGCAGCTAAACATCCAGGAATACTGGGTAATAGCATTAAGGTATCAATGGTTTCACAAGGTATATCAACGTATACTGACTGGACCTATGCTGACAACTTTGATGGCGCACCGGGAACATCAACAGCAGCAACTGCAGTAGGAGTCACTAATGACGAACTACACGTAGCTGTTATAGATGAAGACGGCGCTATTTCAGGAACAGCTGGTACTATATTAGAAACTTTTGGTTTCTTATCTCAAGCATCAGACGCAAAGAAAGACGACGGCACAACTAACTATTATAAAGATGTTATTAACAATCAGTCTAATTATATTAGATGGATTGACCATGACACTAACTTATCTGAAGCAGGATTTACTTTAGCAGCAGCTAAAGCAGCTAATACTAATTCAGAAGGAGTAAGTACATTTAATACTCATACTGCAGCTCTCGAAGCTTCACTTTCAGGTGGAACAGACGATAACGCTCCAACAACTGGAGAAATTGCATTAGGGTATGACTTATTAGAAGATGGCGAAACAGTAGATGTAAATCTATTATTTGCTTCTCCTGATGTCGATGGTTCAACAACAATTGCTAACGATTTAATATCAATAGTCAACAGTCGTAAAGATTGTATGGCTTTTGTATCGCCACCAATTGATGATTCAGTAAACACTTCAACACCACACACTGATGTTTTAGTTTTTGCAGACGCATTAACATCTACTTCTTACGCTTCATGTGACTCAGGCGCAGTCTACGTATACGACAAATATAACGACGTATATAGATGGATTGGAGCTGCAGGTCATCACGCAGGATTATGTGCTAATACTGATTCAGTAGCAGATGCATGGTTCTCACCAGCAGGCGTAAATAGAGGTCAATTGTTAGGCATAACTAAATTAGCATACAATCCTACTAAAGCACAAAGAGACGCTTTATATAAAGGCAGAGTTAATCCATTAGTATCACTACCTGGACAAGGTACAATATTATTTGGTGACAAAACTTTATTAAGCAGACCTTCAGCTTTTGATAGAATTAATGTTAGACGACTCTTCATCGCATTAGAGAAAGCGGTTAGCACAGCAGCTAAAGCGCAACTATTCGAGTTTAACGACGAATTTACAAGAGCACAGTTCAGAAATTTAGTTGAACCGTTCTTAAGAGACGTCAAAGGTAGACGTGGACTTACAGACTTTTCAGTAGTTTGTGACGAAACTAACAACACTAGCGCAGTGATTGATGGTAATAAATTTGTAGCTGATATCTTTATCAAGCCTAACAGATCTATTAACTTCATAACATTGAGCTTTGTAGCAACGAGATCCGGAGTTGAATTCTCCGAGATTTCAGGTTCATAGGAGGATTAGAAAATGGCAATATTAGGCGTAGATGATTTTAAATCAAAACTAGTAGGCGGTGGAGCGAGATCCAACCTTTTTAAAGTAACTATGAACTATCCAAGTTATGCACAAGGTGATGTTGAACAAACATCCTTTATGTGTAAAACAGCTCAAATGCCTGCATCAATAATTGCACCTATCCCTGTATTATTCAGAGGTAGAACATTGCAAATTGCTGGTGACAGAACATTCGATCCTTGGACAATTACTGTAATCAACGATGTTGATTTTAGTGTTCGTAACTCTATGGAAAGATGGATGAATGGTATTAATAATAATAACTCAAATACAGGATTATCTAATCCTACTGACTATCAAGCTGATGCAATTGTTGAACAATTGAATAAAGCTGGAGAAGTTACTAAGAGATACGACTTTAGAGGTCTATTCCCTACTAACATTTCTGAGATAGAAGTGAGTTATGATTCAGAAAATACTATTGAAGAGTTCACTGTTGAATTCCAAGTACAATACTGGGAATCTAACACTACTTCGTAGGTATATAAATAATATTAGACGAGGGGATATAATGTCCCCTCCGATAATGTGAGGAATAAAAATGGCCGAATTATTTGGTTTCGAAATCAATAGAAAAACATCAAAGAGCAAGGAGCTTCTTCCTTCCTTTGTACCCAATACTGATGAGGACGGCGCAGGCGTTGTTCAAGCAGGCGGTCACTTTGGCGCTTACGTTGATATGGACGGCGACAAAGTTAAGAATGAAGTTGAATTAATTTATAAGTATAG